TTTACTGGTAGCACATTTTCTTCTTCATCTACTACGATAACCATACTTACTGTAAATTTCATGACTCTTTCTCTAACTCTTCTATTAATCTATTTAGATACCATTTACCTTTTTTCAAGTCCTGCACCTTTAAATCTACTATAGAGTTCTTATAGTCAAACCTGTGTAGATACTTGTGTACATTGCCCTCGCAGTAGTATCTAAAATTATCCCCTAATTGTTGCCTTATGTAGTCAATACACTCCATACCACCTTTGTTGTAGTGCGGTGGGTTATTTACCTCGTCTGTCATCTTTATTGCTCCAATCTAATTTAATAACATTGTCTTTGCTTTCAACCATCTCAAGCTTAGGAACTTTTGGTGTATGCTTCTTCAAGAAAGCAGACATCATCTCTCTGAACTCAGGATCTATCTCCATCATTCTAACAACTTCCATCATAACTGTCAACATATCAATGACACCATCGTGCGTTACTTTGTCCCACTTGTTATCATCGCTATATAATAAGTTGAAGGTACTCTCACCAGTTGCCCTACCAAGATCGTCTGTTTCAACTTGAACGACCAAAGCATAATCATCTTTTCTAATATATTTTCTCATGAGACTATAGTTTTATCCTCTTTTTTCTTTCTGTCAACCATTGTTTTGGTATTTCTTTATGTGCGTAAAGAAAGCCATGTTTTTCACACCAGTCGCAGTATCGAGTCTTAGATCCTTTTCGTAATATGTTGTTTGCATTTTGAAATAGAAACCGTATATCTAAGTCAGGATACTGCTCTTTGATTAGCAAGTGTTTTGTTCTGTCGCTTGGACGTAACCACCCTTTCGCTTCAATAATAATACCATTGTTAAGAATAAAGTCAGGCTTATAGTATCGGTTTCGAACAACAGCGTATTTAATTCTGATTTCTTCATACCTAACCTTTTTTTTTACTGACCTTAACCATCTTGCTACGTCATACTCGAACTTGCTCTTTAACTTCAGTTTCGCCATTTGCAACCTTTACATAATTAATTAGGGGCGGGTTTGCAGACTTAGAAACCTTAGAGGGTAACACTTGCAGGTCTGTCCAGCAAGCATCTCTAAAAGAACACAGACTACACTCGACACCTAACTTTAAATTACCACTTAACTTACCGTAGTATGTCTCTTCTATAGGTTCATAGCATCTCTCAAAAGGCGCATCGTCTTCTATGTATGCTATTGTGTCGTCTATCTTTTTAAGCTCCTCATTCATGTCGAGTTCGTCAGCATCAACATACTTGAAGTTTCCGTTAGCTTTATTGACTGCCCACCAGCCACCTGCTTTTACTCCTCTAGCCTTAGCGTACCCTGCTAACTGTGCAACGTATCCAAAGCTATCTTTACTCTTTAACGTATTAAAATCTACAAACTTGTTGTCATAAGACCAAGGCGAAGTAGACTTAACGTCATCTACCTTATCATTAAGAACTAAGTCATAACTACCCTCTATATCTTTCTTCTTTGTTTTTAACACGACCTTCTTACTGTCCTCAAACTTAACCTTAGAGGCTCTGAGAAGACCCTTGAACACCGCCTCAACGATGTCCCCCAGTATCATGTTAATTAAGAAGTAAGGGGAGTCTGGTTGTCTTTTCTCAGGGTGGTTCTTTTCGAACCAAAGCTGACACTTCTTACGTCCTATATTAGACATACGAAGTTTAAACTTCCGCTTATCCCCTGAGAATTGGCGAGACAAAGCGTCCTCTACGTCTTTGGCTATGTGGTGGAGGGTAGCCTTGTTCATCTTGGCTTTACCAAGAGAAACTTTTTGTAGGAACTCGTGTATCGCCAACTCTGCAGGATGGTTCATCTACTCGTCCTCAATCTCAACGATAGAAGACACAATCTCCTCGTCTGCTTCAGACAATTCCTCTGGTCTTCTGTTCTCTTCCCACTTAGAAAGAGTGATTGAGTTCATAGATTCAACCCACTCGACAAAACTTTTCAGTGTCTCTTTGTCCTCAGCAGTAATATCTACTTCATTACCTAGAGATACTTTAACCACTGCGTAAGTAGCACCACTAGGTATACTCTTTAATTCGCTAGACAAACTCAAATTGTACTGAATAGGAAAACGGTTATTCCGTCTTATCATCTTAAAAACATCTACCATAGCTTTGAAACTATCTTTGTTTTTAATACGCATAAAGAAAGGGAACTCTTTAACATCAACAGATTTACCATTGGCATCCTTAGCGTTGTCAAGTGTACACAGTCCAAACACAATCTTGTACCGCTTAGTACTTTTCATGATGTCCTGCGTTTCTTGTGGCAAAGACGAAATGTCTTTGACATAACCAGAAGGTCTACCGCAGTTAAAACCTCCATAGTTATCCTTTAAGTCTACACTGAGAGACTTACCCATGACAGATCGGAGCATCCTTCCAGAACCGCCATCTGGTCTGGTAAAGTTGTCATCCCATCTCTCCCACTGAAACCTTTGCATGAAGGTTCTTATGGTGATCTTGTCACTGTAATACACAGTCTCGTCAGGGAACACTACTGAATAAGCACCTGCTTTTATCACAGCTACTTCCATCTTTTCCCCATCAACTTCTTTAGTACCCATGATATTCTGGTGTACCTGCTTGATCTCCGCAAGGGCAGAGCGAGATGATGGGACAGTGTTGGACATACCCATGATGTCTGCTAAGTTTTCTTCTGTTCCGATAATAGCTAAATTATTTTCCATATATTAAACTCCTTAAAACGAATCAGTTGACTATACTACATAACGTCCTTGGTGTCAAGCCAATTATTTCCTATCTTAGCTTCAAGCACCATTGGTACATTTATAGTAACATCATAGTAGTCTTTTATGATGTCAATTAGGTTGTCATTTACATCTTTTATGATGTTAATAACTTGCTCTTCTTCTGCAGGGTGTACGTCAATAACAACGGAGTCATGCACCGTATTAACAAGACAAGACTGCATACTCTCTAACTTCTTGTCTATCTCCAGAAATACTATGGGAACAATATCCCCAGTAGCAAATCCCTGCACTGGATAATTCTTTATCATGGTAAAGTGTGTGGGTGAACCACTGGCTCTACGCTCTACGTCTGGAAAAGCGTATTGTCGTCCTGATGGTATCATGATGTAGCCATCGTTCAACGCTTGATCTCCTAGACGCTTGTGCCACTTTGCTATACCCTTATACTTATCCATGAAGTGTGTGTAATACTCTGCCTCAGCTTTTGTCCTACCAAAGCCAGTAGCACCGTACAGAGGAGCAAAGGTGTGTGCTTTAGCTTCTTGTCGTGTCGTTGGCTGTCCTGCATCAGATATAATCTTGGCGGTGTAGGAATGAACGTCAAAGCCAGTGCTGACCTCTTCCATCGCAACTTTGTCTTGTGACAAAAATGCTGCAACTCTAAACTCTAGCTGTGCAAAGTCTGCTTCAAGTATCTTACCTTTCATCCCAAACTGATCACAGTTCCAACGTGATACAAATACCTTCTTCACTGGAAATGTACCGCCCCTTGGCATGTTTTGCATATTAGGGTTGCGTCCACTGAAACGTCCAGTGGCTGTGACATGCTGAGTGAGAGACACATGTAGCTTACCATCTGGCTTTGTGTACGCTTCAATACCCTCAACAAAAGAGGACAGATAACTAGACACAGCACTTTGTCTCTTGAGATCAGTAAGAAAGTTCTCCGCGTCTGTCATACCCTTTGACTTGGATATGTTTATTAGTGTTTCCAGATTGCCTTTGCTCGTGGAGAAACCATTAGCACTGACCCAATCCTTTGACAAGGGGAAGAACCCAAGACCTGCCATCTGATTTGACTTGGCAAGTTTATACCCTCTGGTGTCACATTCGGGGCAACGATTTGGCTTGAGAAACGGTGTCCCATCTTTCTTTGTCTTGAAAACTTTACCCTTACCATTACAAGCATCACATATACTTGCTTTAGTTTTCACCATTAAGTTACTGTTTTCTTTGACTGTTTTGCGAAAGTCATCTTTGTCAATAACATTCTCGAAAGCCAATGCCCACTCTTTTTTGTCCTTGACAATCCTAGAAAAGATAACTTGACTGACCTGCTCTGGTGAGTTGAGGTTGATAGGTGTGTCCCCCATTAGTCTCTTTACATGTTCTTGCAATCGTCCTTCTATCTCATTCAACTCTTGAACAAAGTCCTTCTTAACCTGCGCTAGAGCATCTCTATCTATAGCAATGCCCTTCAGGTACATCTTAGTCAGTGCTTTACACACTTTGTTGGTCACATCACGCACTGTGACGAGTGATCTGGACTCATCTGCCCTATATTTATCCTCTAATCTCATGTATAACTGCTTAGTAACCGCTAAATCCTGCCGTAGGTACTCTGATAACTCGTCAAGAGGTATCTCGTCTGTTTGAAACCCTCTTCTGAAGTAGTCTTTTAGTGTATCTGACTTCTTCATGTCAAGATCGTACCTTTCAGCACAGTTTTCAAGGCTAACAGAGCCTTTTTGACCTCTCTGTAGTATGTATGCACCCAACATTGTGTCATATATCTCGCCATCGTACCTAAAACCACACTCCCAAAGCCACTGTAGGTCATACTGAAGGTTGTGTCCTATCAACAATGTAGTGTTGTCAAGCACTTTTTGCAGTCTTTTATCTGCATCATCGTCTGTTATCACTCTTTCTTTGTGGTCAAACACGAAAACAGTTGACTCCTCTTCTAACCAATCTTGGACACCCACAAGCGTCAAAGAATTGTCAGGTTCAAAAGGGTCAAGATGCAACTTACCATCTCGTTTAGTCGTTGTGTTCTCTACATCTAGTATAATCTTCATGCAGTATATCTACCTCTCTCTACATCTAACTCAACATGGATCTTTCCATGCCATCCGTTTATCTTGTTCTTTGCTATGATAATGTGTCGCTGTGTATCATTATCTTCCTGCCCCTCAATAGTCGGGTTCTTACTCAGTAACAACATCAAATCCGCTTCTGCAGCCTTACCAGTCTTACTGCCCTCAAGCATAGATTGATCTACATTGACCTTACCTTCCGCTTCAGCAGATAGCTGAGACATCCAGATTATAGCGCAATCATATTCTTTTGCAATGTTTCTTGCGTGAATTGCAGCCTCCTTCAAGTATAAGTCCATCCTTTCTCCAGTCTTATTAGCAAACTTATCTCCCATATCTAAAACAACTATGTCGGGTCTTTCAACCTTAACCATGTTCTCCACCCAATCCATCTTCTTACCAGTAACATCCTTGATCTTTATCCTGTCACGTATCTTATTATACCTATCCATAGCCAGAGCATGATTAGCTCTACCACTACCTATCTCCGCTAAGGATAGCTCTGCTCTGTTACAGAGATAACGAGATGCAACCCTGTAGTATGGCTCTTCATTACACAAGACTCGACACTTAGCACCTTGATCTATAAAGCCACCTCTTGATGCGATGATACTAGCGTGAAAGCTAGTCTTACCAGTATTGGGTCTTGCACCGACTATGATAAGCTGACCACCGCTGATACCTTGTAGTCGTCTAGCAAGAGAGGGTATATTAAACTTCCACTTTGACTTCTGATTGGCTTGCTCCAGTATGCTGTCAAAACTAATATCGTCCCACTCTATCTTGAAATTGGGCAGGAAGTTGTCTTGATGATCGCTGATGATCTTGCGTAGTGGCTCTAGTGTAGAACCCTCACCATTGACATAATCAAACCCTATGTTGGCTATCTTCTCCCCTACGTGCTGTTGAAACAACTTAGACAATACATCTTTAGCTATCTCCTTGTCCATAGCTTGCTCTTTCTCCAGCTTAGAGAACAACTCTTTGAAAACCTGCTTGGAAGATGTCGTAAGAGTGCTGTTGTGGGCAAAGAATAAACTCTCTAACTCACGAACAGTAAGACTGTCTTTGCCGTAGTTCTGCATGGCAAAGTCTACAGTTTTCTTTATCTTGCGAATGTCCTTGCTGAACAACTCGTCTGGACATCGCGTACCCTTATGATCTCCGTAGAAATCTTTATCAAGCAGACTGCGTATTAGTGCTAGTTCCACCATTCACTTTCTCCTCTGTAAGTGTTTTTACTAAACTCAAGAACCTATCAAAGTCATCCTTATCTAAGTTCTCTATACGAAACCACTCGTTACTTCTTTCTCTACTCATGCCCTCTGCCAAAGTATGTGCTATCTTCTCTCCTATACCTCTATTAGATACACTAATCTTTGATACTATATTATAGTCTCTATGAGGACTGCTTGTTTGATACCCATTACATCTATCCTCTGAGTCCACCGCTTTACCTATCTTGTACCAATCCTTCCACGCAGGATTATTAACTATGTACACTTCTCCTTTAACACATTTCACATAATTAATCAAGGCAGAAAAGGCAGCATCATTAAAAGTTTTGTATCTTCCCGGTTTATACAAAGGGTGTTTACTCGATATATACTTGCCGTTTACGTACATTCTCAAAGGGTTAATCTTACTAACTGCTTCTTTCTGACAAGACTTACAGTTGGTGCGATGTCCACCATTACCATTCTTGTGTGTGTTTTCTTGCGTCAGTTCGACACCACACTTGCTACACTTACCCATCTAATACCTCCTTTAGTTTAGTAAAGTCATTTATGTTTTTATATTTTAGATCGTCTGTTAATTTTAATACTCGTACTTGTTTTACATAACTGTTTAGTTCTTTTGCATGTTCTAGCGACTTCTTAGATGCGTCTGGATCAAGAGCAACTACGACCCTATCGAAATTAGAAAGAATGTAGAGGTGTTCCTGCTGTAGTGCTGTGCCTAGCAAACCGAACCCTATAACTGGGAAGTGACTACCCACAGCTATAGCGGATATAACGTCCTCTACCACCACTGCCGTATTTCTATCCACACCATCTCCTCTATACGCATAATATGATATATTGTTACCATACTTGTACCAC